CCATTGTTTTCCCCAGTTGGATTGTTGTTTTTGTTTTTGTTATTTAGATTATTAATTTTAGCATCAATCCATTCTTCCATTTGGTCTGCTGGGATATTAGCTGCGTTTATAAACCTTTTATCGCCACCTTCATAGCCATCTAAATCTTCTAAATGCCTTGCTTCGTTTGGACTCATTATGCCGTTATTGATTGCAGATGTAAAGATTTCCATTCGTTCCTTTGCGCTTGCCCTTAGCAATGAATTAAAATTGTGCTTGTAATACTGGTAAGCTTTTTCCTTTTCAGTTAATAACTTTCTATCGTATTCTTGCTCGTATTGTGTTGCTCTTGGCAATAGTGTTTGTTTGTGCAAGTTTATTGCATCTTGCTCTACTGTTGCTTTGCTTGAACTTGACTCTCTAACTACTAAAGATGGTGGAACGTTGAACATCAATGCGATGTCGTGTTCGGTGGCATTAATACTATCCAAATAACCAGCTTCATCTGGTGTAAGACTCATTGATTGAACATCTACGCCATTTGGAACTGTTACTGTGGTTTTTTCGTTGTTTAGTACCTTTTCAATGCTTTCCTGAACGGCTTTTGCTTGGTCAGCATTCCAACCTTCGCCACCTTTTAAAAAGTATTTTTTTGCTCCAGTTTTGAAAGTATTATCTAAAGCATTGTAAGCCCTCATGTTTAATTGCAACGCTTTTGCATGGGCTTTAATAGGGTTAATGCCATCAAAGTAATTATCCACGCATAACCCCTTGAAATGCAGTATATCTAAATAGTGAACTACCCTGGGCAATCCATTTAGAACATCATCAGCATTTAAAGTGTAGTAAAGTTCTCCATTTGTAATCTTTTGCTCATAACTTGCCGTTATTGGTAGCAATTTGCTTGGCTTTCCGTTGGCATCCCTAAAAATATAGGCTAAGGCATTGCCTTGATATGCTGCCATTACTGCCATATACTTTCTAAACTCATAACCAGTTTGAAATGGGTTTGGATCATTGATAACTGAATCAGGTATTTGTTGCCTTTTATCGCCAATCTTTTCGTATTTCTTCAATGACATTTGTGCGATGCCATCTCCAATGATTGTAAGGCATTTATTTACTGCCGTAATCCGTAAAGCCGTAGTATTGTTTACGCTTGCCTCCCCACTATCTATTCCCAAAGTATCCAAAAGCCATTTGGCTGGATCACGCAAATCCGTATTAATCACATTTCTTACTTGGCTTTCTGGCTGAGTAGGAAATATTCTTTGCTTGTATTTCTGTATTAAGTTGATAATGCAAAAATATTACACTTGCAAATGAAATAAGTGCAACATTGTTACCTTTTGGTTTTAAGAACCTTTGTAAGTCAATAAAAACGCTAAAATATTAAGATATATTTTTTTGCTTTAGGCTTCGCCTTATTGTTTGGCGAAAACTTTGATAACTGGAATATTTGCGTTCAAAGTATTGTATCTGATATATTTCTTCCAGTGCCTCATAGCATTGCTCATAAGTTTTGTAGTGCTTACTTGCTTTGTAGAATACTTCGGCAAACCCTGACTTTGATGCCATTAGCCTTAAATCTCTTTCGTTTAATATTAATACGCTGGCGTAAATCATTAGTTAAATTCAATCGGTGCAAACCATTCATTTGGCTTATCATTTGCCTCATGATGCAATTGTGCGCCCTTTGCCATTACCTCTGCCACGACACCATCAATTTTGTTCTTAGACTTTTCCTTGTTTGGTTTTTGGTTTCCGTTGTGGTCTATTTTAAGAATGGTATTGCTAAACATCCATCGTTGTATCGGATTATTGTTGTGCTGGTTTAAATGGTTTAATATGTCCACTTCCAACGCCTTGCATGGTGCAGTCAAATGGCCAATACTTTGGTGCATTGGTATCAAAATGCCCTCGCCTAATTCGTCAAGCAAACTACTTGCCAAGTCAGATGCGTTGTATCTATCATAAGCCAAAATACGCAAATCATAAATCTCAGCAAACTTTAAAATATCGGCTTTGATTATTGCGTAATCTGTTACATTGCCCTCTGTAATTGTTAAAAACCCATCTTGCTGCCATTGGGAATACATCATTTGTTCGCTGCCATTTCTATTTTCCAATGCAATCTCAGGCAAATAGTATTTGTAGATGTTTTTAAAAGTGCCATCTTCTAATGGAAACTTAAGAACCAGTGCAGTAAAATCACGAACAGAAGCCAAGTCTAAACCACCATAACAAGGCAAGCCAGCTAAATCGTCAACATTGTAGGCTTCTTGCTCTTTCATATATTCTTGGTCACTTATCCAAACGGCTTCTGTGTTGCAAGCAATGTTTAAATGCTTTGTTTTAAACTGAACGGCTTTTTGTGCATTGTTTTTTGCCAAGTCAATCTTATCACTCAAACTACTTGGATAGACTGAAACTTTCCAATTTGGGTTTGCTTTTATCCAGCTTCTTTCTTCTGTCCAATCATCCCCTTCATCAATAGTGTATATCATCGTAAAAACTGAATCGTCTTTAACATTACCACTTAATACATCTTCCAAATATTTGCGCCTTTTGCTAAATGGGCTGGCCAAACCTCCAAAGCCCTCTGTGCTTATTTTAAAAAGTATCGGTTGCATTCTTGCGCCCATTCCAGTTTCCAAAACATCAACTAAATCATCATTTTTATGAGCATGATATTCATCTATGACGGCAAAGCTCGGGTTCATACCATCTTGGCTTTCTGGCCTCCATTCTAATGGCCGAAAAAAGCCATCACCATAAACGATTCTATTATTGTTAACTGAGGAAAAAACATTGCTTTCTTTGTTTAGTATTTCGTGACTTCTCACTTGTGCTGCTGCTGCATTAAATACATACTTCGCCTGATCCAACTTTGTAGCAGCTGAGTAAACTTGTGGTGCAGATTCCCCATCGGCAAAAAGCATAAAATTGCCAATTGCTCCAGCCAAAGTAGACTTCGCATTTTTGCGAGGAACGGCAATATCTACGTACTTAAATCTTCTTCTTCCATTTGGCCTCAACCATCCAAACATATTTGCGATGATAAATATTTGCCACGCTTCAAGTTTAAACTTTTGCCCAGCCCATTCGCCCTCAGTAAAACTTAGGTTTGAGATAAAGTTTAACGGCTTTAACGCTGCCTCCTCACTAAATGTAATATCATCCCTTTGCAAGTCATCTAAATGTCTTTGGACTGCTTGCTTCACATAAATGCAAGATGGTATTTTGTCGCTAAGGACATCATCACAATATTGGTTTAGTATTTCGGTTAGTTTACTCAAGTTAAAAGTTGTGTTTATAGTTGTGCCTTTCTACCTCTATTTTTTGCGATGCAAATGCAGACATCCCATTTATATGGGAATCAGTTGGCACAAAATAATCCCATCTTTTTTTCGCCCTAATATAAAAGAAAAAAAACGCTGCCCTCTTGCCAGTATTCTTTTCAAAAATAATTGTTGCCGTATGATCACTTGTTGGTATTATTTCTTGAACCTTAAAAGTTTCATTGTTAAAATTGTTATCTCTGTTTTTGTTTGAATATCTCGCACAAACAACATCAGTAAATACTTTTAATTCTTTAGCTATGTTTTTATTCATTCTCCAAATCCCTCATTTAACATCCCATTTAAAGTTTTCTTTTCCTTTGGTGCTGCTGCCACCTTTGTTCTTGCTGCTGGAGTCATTCCAAATTCAACGCAAATCTTCATCACGCTTTTTAACGCATCATTAGCAATTTTCAAATATGGGTTTGTCAAAGGAGAACCATTTTTGCCCTTTGAAACCAAGCCCATTGAATTGACTTTTTTTATAGCATCTATGTAAATAGAATAATCAATAGCTAATGCAACAACTGCCACATCATCCATTTCAGTCATTAAACCTTCTTTGCTAAACTTGTCTACAAAAAACTGAAACATCTTTCTTTGATCTTCTTGCAGAAATTTAGGTGCTTCAACATTAGATATAACAACTGGAGAAAGTTCATTCTCCAAAGTTCTTGACTTTTGTAAAGTGCCTTGTTGTTTTTTTGTTGCAGTTGGTTTTCTTGACCTACCCATTTATA